AAATCAGATCTTTGTATACACTTGGCCGCAAAAGCAGACATTCGTGAAAGTTTTTCAAAACCAGATTTATACTGGCAAGAAAATGTTGTAAAATGCAGAACCGTGTTCGACGAATGTGCCAAACATAATATAAGAGTAATATATGCATCATCCTCTGCATGTATAGAATGGCACAGAAATCCATATGCTTTGTCCAAATATGTAGACGAATTTATTGCACCAAAAAACTCTGTTGGTTTGCGTTTTTCAACTGTATGGGGCGACGGTGCTAATGAATACATGTTGATTTCTAAATTAAAATTAGGTACAATTACATATGCAACCACACACACTAGAGATTTTATCCATGTGTCAGATGTTGTGAGTGCTATACAAACAATAATAACCAATCCAAAGGAACAAGGCGTGTTTGACTGCGGTTGTGGAATAGCATTTAAGGTTGACCAATTGGTTGCACGAAACGGATATGTGGTTCCTCTCACAGCAGGAGAAGACTTTGAATTAGAGTCTAATGTTTTACCATCTGTGAAACTAAGAGCATTGGGTTGGGAACCAAAAGTAAATGTAATGGAAGAAACACTTAATAGGAATGATAAACTTTAATTTAGATGAAATCACTGAATGGCAACTAGAAATTACAACGAGATGTAATGCCGCCTGTCCACAGTGTCCCCGAAACATTAATGGTGGCAAAGTAAATCCTCACATGCCATTAGTTGATATGGACATTGAATGGATCAAAAAAGCATTTACTAAAGATATATTAGATAGATGCAAACAGATATTTTTCTGTGGCAGTTATGGTGATCCATCTGTTCACCCGCAGTTTTTAGAAATATTACAATGGTTTAGAGATCAAAGGTCAGACTTGTGGTTATACATACACACCAACGGTGCCAAACGTAAAGAAGGTTTTTGGGAAGAGATTGCAAAAATTATGAACGGCTATGGACAAATTGACTTTGGCATTGATGGATTAGAAGACACTAATCATCTGTACAGAGTAGGAGTGAGATACGAACATGCAATACAAAATGCTAAAAATTTTATCAACGCAGGCGGAAGAGCCAAATGGAACTTTATTGTGTTTAAACACAATGAACATCAAATCGAAACTGTTAAAAAACTAGCAAAAGAATATAACTTCATTGAATGCCTTGTACGCAAAACAGGAAGATTCTTTGACCAGAAGAAACTAGAACCTATGGAAAAATGGCCTGTTAAGAACAGCATAGGTCAAACAGTACGACATCTGCAGATGCCAGATAATCCAGAATATAGGAACGACAGTGTTAGCAGAGTTAATGAGGTAAAAGAAAAGTACGGCTCAATGGTAGATTACTTTAAACAAACAGATATTACCTGTGATGCATTACTAGGTAATAAAGTGGTAATAACAGCAGAAGGTATAGTAATGCCTTGTAATTTCTTTGAACATAACCTTTATGATGCACGATTCCATGAGGAAGCAGATCCTGGATCATTTGACCCGTTGGGAGAAAACAAGTATAATAATCAAATAATAATGATGTATGAAAAATATGGAAAAGAAAACTTACAAGTACAAAACAAATCTATGATAGAAATATTCGAAAACAAGTTTTGGCCTGATCTAGTAGACAGTTGGAGTAAAAAAGAGTTTAAAGACGGTAGACTGTTTGAATGTGCTTTTACATGTGGACAGACATTTAATAAATGTTGGGATCAAGGAGGCAGTATAAGATGAAAATTTTAGTAACAGGTGGAAATAGAGGTTTAGGTAACGCCATAGTAGAAACATTAAAAGCAGATAGCATAAGCAGATCTACAAGCAATCACGATATTACTAAAAACATTGACACTATAATAGAAAAAAGTTTGGATTATGATATTTTTATTAATAATGCATTTGATGGGCCTCCCCAAGAAGATTGGGCAAATTTTGGACAATCCGTATTATTAATGAAAATGTTTCAATCGTGGAAAGCACACAATAAAAAAGGTTGGCTATTCAACATAGGAAGTATAGCTAGTGATGATAACGTTGCTCCTGAACCTTCATGGGAAACTTATAGAGTATCAAAAAAAAGTTTAGAAGCGGCAAGCCTACAATGCAGTCGTGCATTTAGAAATAATCAAGTTTCTTTTAAGACAACATTAATTAAACCAGATAGACTAGATACTGAATTGTCTAGATCTAAACCAACATGGACCGGAAATGGTGTTGATTGTAATGACATTATAACATTTATAAAATATTGTTTAGAAATAAAAAGCAACAGTCAAATAGATCAAGTTACTATTTCATTAAATTATGATTACAAGTAACAAAAGTTTGGGAGAGTAAAAAATATGCAACTAGTAGAAGGATTATATATACCAGATGATGATCATCCAGAACATCATATTGCACAGTCAGTGAAAGATCATGACAGTGCTTTACATAAAGAAATTTTACAACGTGCTACAAATTTTAGACACATGGTTGACGTTGGCGGCAATGTAGGACGTTGGGCCATAAAGTATGCTTCACACTTTGATACTGTAACAGCATTCGAGCCTGCACATTACAACATAGAATGTTTTAAAAAAAACTGCGGAAACTTACAAAATGTTAATCTATTTGAATATGGTCTTTCTGACAAAAACACCAGCGGAGTTTTAGATGTTAAAGTACCAAATCATTTAGGTTCAACCATGGTTGTTGAAAGATACAAAGGTGATATCTTAGGTGATATAAAATTACGTCCAATGGATGAGATGCAGTTCACTCACGTGGATGTTTTAAAAATTGATGTTGAAGGAGCAGAATTACAAGTGCTTCACGGTGCAAAAAATACTATTGACTCCTCGTCGCCTTTGATATGTTTGGAACGATGTGTGTTCAATCAAGGCAATGATGGCAAACAAGCAATCAATACCTGGTTGGAAGGCCTAGGTTATACTAGAGTTTATAAACTCACCAGAGACTGCATTTACCAAAGATTATGAAAATCCTAATAACAGGATCTCTTGGATTTGTAGGTTCTCATCTTGCTAAAAGATATCATTCAACAGGACACAAAGTTGTTGGCATAGACAATGGTATAGGTGGATATGATGATAATCTCACTGAAGTTCAAACATTAAGAATTGATTGTTGTAATCAATCTGCATTAGATCAATTATTTGCTCGTGAAAAATTTGACATTGTTATTCATGCGGCTTGTACAGCATACGAAGGCCTTAGTATTGTGTCTCCTGTACTTGTTACAAGAAACACATACGATGCTACTGTAAATGTGTTAACAGCGTCAATCAAACACAATATAAAAAGATTTGTGTATATGAGTTCAATGGCACGTTACGGCAAACAACAGCCGCCATTTACAGAAGACATGAAGCCTGCTCCTGAAGATCCATATGGCATTGCTAAAGTGGCAGCCGAAGACACTGTGAAATGTTTGTGTGAAGTTAACAACATAGACTGGAGTATTGTGGTGCCTCACAACATTTATGGTCCTAACCAAGTTTACGATGATCCTTTTAGGAATGTTGTATCAATATTTTTGCACAGAAACTTGCAAGGCAAACCCTGCATAATATATGGTGATGGTGAACAAAAACGTTGTTTTTCTTACATAGATGACACACTGCAAATTTTTGATAGAATTGTTTTTGACACAAAGGCAGTTGGTCAAATATTTAATTTAGGTCCTGATGAAGATTATATCTCTATTAACGAACTTGCAGATCTCACAGCAAACGCAACTGGTTACAATGGTTTACATCAGTACATGCCAGGAAGGCCAAAAGAAGTAAAGTATGCAACATGTTCATCAAATAAAATTAGAGAATATTTCAATTACAAAACAGAAGTAAAAATTAAAGACGGTATCACGCAGACTTTAGATTACATTCAAAAACGTGGCATAAGAAAATTTAATTATTCTTTGCCCATAGAAATAGAAAATGAACACACACCACAAACATGGACCAAGAAACTAATATAGTAATTTGTTGCCCAAGTCGAGGCAGGCCAGACTATGCCAAACGCATGGAACAATCTGTCTACGCCACTGCAAAATGGCCTAATCAAATAAAGGTAAAATTTTATCTCAATGAAGATGATCCAACACTCAAGCAGTATCGAGTTTTTGATGCAGACATTGGTATAGATAGAAGCACTGTTATGAGTTGGAATATATTAGCCGAAAGTGAAAACAGCAAGATGTACATGCTGTGCGGGGATGATGCAGAATTTATTACACCTGGGTGGGATAAAATATTCTTGGATCAATATGAGAAATATCCGGATGGTATTTTTATGATTGGTACAGCCACAGGTAAAAAACATGGATTGATACATCGCACATCACCCCATCCTGTCATTACAAAAGAATGGCGCAATGCTTTGGGATATCATTTCCCGCCACAGTTTCATCATTGGTACTTGGATGCATACACCAACGATCTTGCAAATGCTGTGGATAGATATATTTTTATGGAAGATGTAATGATCAAAGTAAAAAAAATTACAGAAGACGACACAGCCAAACGCATACGAACTAGTGCTGTGCATCAAAGAGATACCTGGGTGTACAATAAAACTAAACAGTGTTACTTTGATTATGATGTTAGTAAACTTAGAAAGGCTATGAAATGAATCTAGCAGTGTTCGGCGATAGTTGGCCAATTGGCACAGAACTTCAACCAGGTGAGATTCCATTTGGTGATCTTTTACATGTTAAATTGGAAACTAAAAATTTTTACAATGAAGCAGAACAAGGCACGAGCATCGACTCTTTAATTTTACAATTAGACAACTTTGCAAAACGCAAAATACAAGATTGTATTTGTGTATTTTTTATAACAAATCCTACAAGATTTTTACATTTCCAAAACGGACAAAAACAGGTTCTTAGACCAACAGGAGACAAAAGTGCATTGAATAGATTTTATTTCTCAGACGTTCAGTCAGATGAATTGGATTATCATAGGGCAAACATATCAATACTCGCAGTGCAAAGAATGTGTCAACAATTAGGTTACCAAGATTATTACATAGAGGGATGGACCAACATAGATTGGAAATATATAGGTATAGACAAAACAAAATTTATTCCACAAAGTGCTACTGAGATGTTTGGGGCCGACACAAATACAAAAACATTAGAACTTGCAAAATTTCAAGACAATGAATACATTAATCCAAACAAGTATCATCCTAATCAAAAAGGTCACAGTCTTATAGCAGAAAAACTTTTTAAGTTTATTAGATAAATTTGTTTTTGCAACGTCCACGTAGATGTCTGGTTTCACAAAATACTGTACAATACAATCTATTCCATATATAATTATTATAATGAAAAAAGTAGCATTCGTAACCGGTGTGACCGGACAAGACGGTCCATACCTATCCAAACATTTATTAGAAAATGATTACAAGGTTTATGGGTTAATAAAAAGATATTCCAATCCTAACCTGGAAAACCTAAGATATCTCGGCATTGAAAATGATATTGAATTATTAACTGGAGATATCACTGACTGTTCAGCAATGAACCATTTAGCAAAAACACTGAAGCCAAATGAATTTTACAACTTAGCGGCACAGAGTTTTGTGAAAGCAAGTTGGGATTTGACCATGGTCACAACAGAAGCAAACTCTCTAGGTGTGCTGAATATACTGACAGCACTTAAAGAAAATTCACCCAACACAAAGTTTTACCAAGCAAGTACATCTGAACTATACGGCAACAGTTCTGTAGATGGCCAGCAAGATGAAGATACACCTTTTAAACCAAGATCGCCATATGCTATTTCTAAATTGTATGCATATTGGATGACTGTGAACTTTAGAGAAAGTTATTCCATGTATACATCTAACGGTATACTTTTTAATCACGAGTCGCCTTTACGAGGAAAAGAATTTGTCACAAGGAAAATTACAGACGGAGTGGCTAGAATAAAACTTGGTCTCCAAGACAAAATATTGTTAGGCAACCTTGATGCAAAACGAGATTGGGGATTTGCAGGAGATTATGTCAAAGCAATGCATCAGATGTTGCAACAGGATGAACCGGACGATTATGTAATATGCACCGGCATACAGAACAGCATTAGAGATTTGTGTGCTATAGCATTTGAACATGCTGACATATCTGATTGGCAAAATAAAATAGAGTCAGATCCTAGATTTAAAAGACCAGCAGAACTTCATAGTCTGCATGGCTCCAGTGCAAAAGCAAAACAAAAATTGGGTTGGACTCCTACCATGACATTTGAAGATATGATAAAAAACATGGTCGATGAAGATATAAAAAGGCTCAGTTAATGCAAACTTTTAGTGTGGTTACAACGTGGGGAGAGCAACACTGGGATCTTTATGCTAAACGTTCAGTACAAAGTATCATAGACAACTGGCCCAAAGACACACAAAAGTTTTTTTATCCCGACAACATTGGTCAACAGATCGAAGCAGAAAATACATCATACTTTAGTTTAAAAGAAGTGCAACCAACCTTTGCAGATTTTGCAGAACGACACAAAAACAGTGCGTTAGTAAAAACTAAGATGGCAGAGGCCACTGATAATAAGTTTGTGTTTGACGTTGTAAGATTTGCACACAAAGTGTATGCTGTTATTGATGCGGCTGAAAGAGCAAACACAGAACAGTTGATTTGGATAGACGCTGATACAGTGACATATAAAACTATACCACAAGAATGGTTAGATCATATTGCACCTCTAGAGAAATTTACAACATTTATAGGCAGACCAAAAAAAGGATACTCTGAATGTGGATTTGTATCTTATAACTTGGCTTCATTCCATGCACAAGAATTTTTTGCAAGGTGGAAAGATTATTATGAATTAGACAAATGGAATACGCTGAAAGGATTCACTGATTGTCATACCTATGATGCAGTGAGAACACAAATGGTTACTGAAGGCAAAATTAGTGACAACGATTTAAATGATGGAAGATTTTTAGGCTATCGTGGATCTAAACATCCTTTTGTGAATTCAGAACTAGGTGATTATATGGACCATCTTAAAGGCGAGCGTAAAGATATTAAAAACTCCAGCAAAGACATGAAAGTAAAAAGAAATCACGATCACTGGCAATGAAAATAGCAGTATTCCCAGATACCTGTGCCAGATCCGGCAAGCCTGTGATGAAAGCATTTATAGAATCGTTGCAGGGCGAAAACATCATAATTTGTAAAAACAACGAAAGACCGGACTGTGATGTAGTTGTGATGTGGTCATGGCTGTTAGGCATGTATGGCAGAGACTCTATATACAATCATTACAAGAACAAAGCAAAATTTCTCATACTGGAAGTTGGCGGATTAAAACGTAATCATGCATGGCGGATTGGCATAGGCGGTATAAACAGAGACGCTGAATTTGCCAACGAACAGGTTGATGATAAAAGACTATCATTGTTTAACTTAGAGCCATATGGTTGGCATAACAGCGAAGGTGAATACATTGTCATATGCACACAAAATCCAAAATCAATCGCCTGGGATCAAGGCTCAATTGAACAGTGGTGTGAAAAACAAATCAAATGGATCAGAACGCACACTGACAAAAAAATACTATTGAGACCGCACCCTAGAGCCTCAGTCAATCTAAATAAACTAGTGTCTAATAATGTAGAGATATCTGTCCCCAAGTTTATAGGAGAGCATGACAACGTCGACTTTGATAAACTACTAGGCAGAGCAGACTGTGTTGTAAATTATAACAGTAACCCAGCAATAGAATCTGTGCTGGCAGGAATACCTGTATACGTTGATGAATCAAGTTTGTGTAGGCCTGTTGGCAATGCTATTGGCTCTGATATGATACATGCAAGACCTGATAGATCAGAATGGTGCAAACAGATAAGTTACTGTGAGTGGTTTGTAGAAGAAATTCAACAAGGATTGCCATGGAAAAGGTTGAGAGAAAAATTATGAAAAATTTTGTTTGTGTATGTACTGGCAACAAATATGGTTTAGAATATGTTGATAAACTTTACAACATGGTTATGCGCCATTCTACAGATGTAAAGTTTCACGTTATCACAGACAGTAAAAAAGAATGGCACGAAAATATACATCAAATTATTGTGACGCCTGTGTACCAAACTTGGTGGAATAAAATCCATATGTTTCGCGACGACATAAGCCTTGACGGCCAAGTGCTGTTTATGGATTTAGATGTAGTGATCATACGAAACATAGATCATCTTTGGGATTTTGAAGACAATGCATTTGTCATTATTCAAGACTTTAACAGATGCAGAATAAAAAATTATCATGTGCGTAATTCATCAGTGATGAAATTTGTTGCTGGCAAAGAAGTGCATGTATGGAATAAATTTAAAGAAGATCCGTTTGGTATTATTAAAAAATATAGAGGCGATCAAGATTACTTAACAGCACTGTATAGAGATGGAAAAATTTGGCCTCATAATTGGGTAATGTCATACAAGTGGGAAATTGGTCTAGAAGAAGGAGAAAAACGCAACAGTCCACATGACAAATTTGTCACAGAAAGAATAACAAGAGAAAAAGTTATTACAATACAAAATGGCAAGAAAATTGAAACAGAAAGAGTTAAAAAATTTAATCTGCCAGATGATTGTGCAGTAATGGTGTTTCACGGCAAACCAAATCCTGCACAAATTACTAAAGACCCATTGGTGTTGGAGAACTGGAGATAATTAAAACATGTCACTGTTTGAATTTAATGATTATGGAGTAGAGCATCCAACGGTACCAACAGCAGAAGTATACATTACCAATGTAGAAGATTCATTTTCTATTACTCCGTTGAACCAATACATAGACAACAGACGTGTTATATTGATTGGCATACCAGGAGCATTTACTCCTACCTGCACAGAGAAACATTTGCCAGGATTCCTAGATTCTGAAGATAAATTTTATGCTAAAGGTGTAGATGAAATTATGTGTCTAAGTGTTAATGATGTGCATGTTATGACTGCGTTTGATGATTACATAAATTCAGAAGGTGGTCAAATTACCATGGCAGCTGATCCTTATGGTAACATTGCCAAGCAATTAAATCTGTTGATAGAAAAAGATCATTTAGGTATGCGTATGCAAAGATTTGTTGCAATATGTAAAGATGGAAAAATAATCAAAATGCTTGTAGATGAAAAAGGTCTAGATGTTTCTTCTGCAGAAAACTGTTTGAAGTTGCTATGACATTATCCACTTACGAGGGCGAAGAAATAATTGCAAGTATTGTGATTAAGCAAGGTAAAAAATATTTTAACAAAGTGTGGATGCCAAGAACTGTTTTCAATGATCCACAAAACAAAGACGCATATATTTTAGGCAACGGCGAATCAAGAAAAACATTTGATTTATATTCATTACCACAGGACACATATGGTTGCAATGCTCTGTACAGAAATTATACACCAGACTTTTTGGTTTCTGTAGATAGAAAAATTTACAAAGAAATTATAGACAGCGAGTATGAACAAAATAATATTGTGTATACCAACCATAACAATTTGACAAAGATTGGAGGCAATGCACATTTGATTCCAGCAAATCCACATCAAGGAGCAGGGCCTACAGCAATGCAAATTGCCATACATGATGGACATACGAATTTGATATGCATCGGTTTTGACTGTGGCCGAGACGGCCCTAATAACAATGTGTACAAAGACACAAATGGTTATAACACGGCAGAAACAGTAGTGCATCAAACTGTGTGGGCATCGCAAATACATGGTATCATGAAGGCCAATCCAAAGATTACATTCACCTTTGTAGAAGGCGATTTACCATCATATTTCTTTGATCTTGACAACTGTAAAGCAATATCATATACTGAATTAAGTACACACATAAATAATGGAAATGAGCAAACTACCTGAATCAATAAAAATAGGTTGGAAAGACGTCCGGATTGAAAAGGTTAAAACATCCTTTATAAAAAATAATTCTGACTACTGGGGACAATATGTTGCTCGTGAAAGCAAAATTGAAATCCAAGAAGAAGCAAAAGGCATAGATGTTGCTAATACTTTGTTGCATGAAATCATACATGCAATTGTGTATCACTCATCAATGAACTTAGAAGGCGGCCCACTCAAAGACGAGTATGCAGAAGAACACGTAGTAAACTCTATGACCAATTGGTTAATGGGTGTGTTCAAAGACAATCCATGGTTATTAGACACTCTCAAAGAAACCATACATCCAAAAAACTCCAAAAAATAAAGACTTTTTGACGGTTGACTTATCTTTGGTTATACCATATAATATAGATAATAAGAAACACAATAAGAGGTAACAACAAAAATGACAACTAACGCACAAAAAGTATTAGAACTAATTAAAGACAAACTATGTGATCAAGGAACAACAACTTATCAAGGTAGATCAGGCACATACAAATATGTAGAAGGTAGAACAACTTCTGAAGGCACAATCAACGGTGTGGTACAGAAACTTCATTCTGAAGGATATCTTAAAACTGCAGGTTCATTTAAAATTCTAGAAGATGGCACTGTGTTGAGATTTACAGGTATTGCTACAAAAACATCAAAAGCAATCACAAAAGAAATGCTAATGAATGCACAAACACAAGAAGATACTACTGCAGAACTAAGCACTGATACACAAGAATCAATTGCAATCTAAGTTAAAATCACTTAGAATATCTAACGTAAAGAAAACACTTTTGACTGTTGAGTCTAAATGGGCTCGACAGTTTTGGAGGAAAATACTTGCCGCATTGTACAATACAGATTAAAGATGAGGTCAACGTCAAACTAGAAGGATTAGATCTTGTCACTAGACGCAAACTAACAAACAAATTTAAATACGAGATTCCAGGTGCAAGATTTATGCCGGCTGTAAAGTTGGGCAGATGGGATGGCACTGTATCATTTTTTACACAAGGTGGGTTAACCTATGTGAATCTGCTAGAAGACATTATGCCTATTCTAGAAGAAAACAATTACACATTTGATTTGCAAGACGAAAGAGAAGCATACAATCTAACATTTGACAAAGTGAACACAGAAACATTTTCACATGTTGCTTGGCCGGCAGGACACAACAATGCTGGAGAACCAATTTCGTTACGTGATCATCAAGTTGAAGTAATTAATAATTTTTTAGACAATCCACAGTGTTTACAAGAAGTAGCCACAGCCGCTGGAAAAACTATTATCACTGCTGTACTCAGTAAACTGATTGAACCATATGGTCGAAGCATTATAATTGTTCCAAACAAATCTTTAGTCACACAAACGCAAGAAGACTATGTTAACATGGGACTAGATGTTGGTGTATACTTTGGCGACAAAAAAGAAGTAGGACATACACACACCATTGCTACGTGGCAATCATTAAACATACTAGAAAAGAAAAGACTTAATGCAGAAGATGATCTCATAGAAGAATTTAAAAGAGATGTAGTTTGTGTAATAGTAGATGAAGTACACATGGCCAAGGCAGATGTATTGAGAAGACTGTTGACCAATGTATATGGTTATGTGCCAATTCGTTGGGGACTCACTGGTACAATACCAAAAGCAGAATATGAATTTAAATCATTACATGTCAGTTTAGGCAACGTTATCAATAAAGTGTCTGCTGTGGATTTGCAAGAAAAAGGATTGCTGGCCAATCTAAACATTGAGATCATGCAACTTAATGATTTTGTAGAATATAAAAACTACAGAGAAGAACAAACATATCTTGTAACCAAACAAGAAAGAATCAATTATATCGGCAGAATGGTTGAGCAAATGTCACAAAGCGGTAACACACTAGTGTTAGTTGACAGGATTAAGTCAGGCGAGTTGTTAACATCAGCAGTACCAGGAGCAACATTTGTGAGCGGTTCTATGAAAGCCAGTGATAGAAAAAACACATATGATGAAATTAAAGAAGGCGAAGGTAAAATAATTGTGGCCACATACGGTGTTGCGGCAGTAGGTATTAACCTGCCACGTATATTCAATCTTGTGCTATTAGAGCCTGGCAAGTCGTTTGTTAGAGTTATACAGAGCATAGGTAGAGGCATACGTAAAGCCAAAGACAAAGACTTTGTGCGAATATGGGACATATGCTCTACAGCAAAGTTTTCCAAAAGACATCTTACAGAACGTAAAAAGTTTTATCGTGAAGCAGAGTATCCGTTTACAATAACAAAGGTTGACTATCAATAGATAATCCACATATAATAAAGTAATGCAACTGCTTACTTTAGAAAACAAATCCTACTTGATGGATCGTGTACCCGACAAGGTTGATGACGACTTACGTTTCTCGGTCTTGGATAATTCGGACATAACAAATCCAGATTTTTTCTTTGTGCCTTTGATATACCTTGAATCGTTTTCTTCTCCTTCTGCTGTGCTAGAGATAGGAGAAAACAAAATTCAAATGCCATTAGATTGGCACATACTGTTGGGTGATCCAGAGTGTGGTGATTTAGAAATTGTGCCATTAACATCATTGAATGATAGATCATATCATGCTTTCTGTTTCAACCCACTGTCTGACTCGATGCCAAGATATCAAGAAGTCAGAATCACAAACATATACAACGAAGTTGATTGGTTCTTTCCTAGAGTAAAATCCAACCAATTGATCACAATTCCCACATCATCAAAAACTAAACCTGAATGTGCTTTTTTTATAAAAGAAATAAATCGAAACACTGACATGGTTATGCTCAATAATCTGTTTCATGCTTAATTTTAAATTCACAAATGCTGGCCCATTGAAAATAATTGCAGGACCATGTCAAATAGAATCAAGAGATCATGCAATGAAGATGGCAGAAATCATTGCAAACATCTGTCACGAAGAAGGCATGCGTTGGGTTTTCAAATCATCTTTTGATAAAGCCAATAGATCTTCTGCACAAGGACCACGCGGAGTAGGCATAAAAGAAGGATTAAAAATATTACAAGAAGTAAAAGACCAATTCCAATGCGGTATATTGACAGACATACATCTTCCCAATCAAGCCAAACCTGTAAGTGCAGTGGCAGACATCATACAGATTCCTGCATTTTTGTGTAGACAAACTGATCTAATTGTGTCAGCATCTAAGACAGGCAAGATTGTAAATGTAAAAAAAGGTCAATTTTTATCTTACACAGACGTGGACAACATTGTGCAAAAAGTATTAAGCACTGGCAACAAAGAATGTATGATTACAGAACGTGGTACCAGTTTTGGTTATGGCAACTTGGTTGTCGACATGCGTGGTATTGCCTACATGAAACAAAAATTAAATCCTAAGAGTGCTATCACTACACCTATTGTATTTGATGGCACACACTCAGTGCAACAACCAGGAGGCCTTGGCACATCTTCCGGTGGTGATAGGAGCATGGTGGAACCATTGTGTTTGTCTGCTGTGGCTCAAGGTATATCTGCTGTATTTTTAGAAGTTCATAATGATCCTGACAATGCCCCATCAGATGGGCCTAACATGCTGTATCCAGAAGATTTCCAAAAACTAATACACAAATTAAAAATACTAGACGCCACTGTAAAACAGAAGTTATAATAAACATATGGCCGCTAAGTTTCTCGATATAAAAGCAATGATGGGTGCAGTTGACAGACGCGACAAAGCGTGGTACAGTAGACTATCAGAAGAGGATAAAAAATTGTATTCGCCATATATGACAATGCGATGGTCAGCATCTGCAGAAGACAAAAGATTGCAGGCAGAAGAACCAGACCTACATCGAAACATACAAGAGTATTACGTGCAAGAAGTGAATGAAAACGTTAACAAACATCACTGGACTTTATCAAAAAATCATAAAGGATTGTTGTGGCATTTGAATGCAATGTGTGGCTCAACCTATGCTGGAATATTTCATCTGTGGATCCCTAGCAAAAAGAAAACAACTACAAAAACCAAAACAAAAGATAAAAAATCAAAAATGCAACAACTACAAGATCTATTTCCAAATGCAAAACAAAAAGATTTAGAAGTGTTAGATGCAACTATGTCTACTAAAGAATTTACAGAGTTAAAATTACAGTATGGCATCGACAAATAAACCAGAGTGTCCTAAGTGTGAATCTTTCTTAGGTGATAATGGCAGATGTAAAAACTGCGAAACATTAGAACTATTTGCTGAAGGATTAAAAATATCAAGAGCACAGAAAAAAGAGAAACTTGAATTAGAATGGGACGTTGAACCAACTAATAAACCCGGCGGAGTAGGCAGAAGAAAACTTGATTAACCAAGCAACGGCTGTTAAAATAGATATAATGCCAACATGTGAATACTGTAACAAATCATTTTCTAAACAAAGTACTCTCGAAGTTCATATGTGTGAGCCAAAAAGACGATGGAGCCAAAAAAACAACAAAGTTCATGTGTTAGCATTTGAAATCTTTAGACGTTTTTATGAAATAAATTACAACAATCAAAAGCCTAAAACATATACAGACTTTGTTCAGTCACAATACTATAAAGCATTTGTTAAGACAGCAACCTTTATCACAAGCAACACACCTATCGAAATTGGAGCATTCATAGACTGGCTTTGCACATCGAACATAAGAATAGACTCGTGGGCCAAACAAGGCACAATAGACACATATCTAAAACATTTGATTCGTACAGAACCCGTACCACAAGCACTTAACAGAACTATAATGACCATGGGTGTTTGGGCAGAACAAGAAGACGCAAGACTTGAAGATTTTTTTAAATACGTAAATTTAAACAGAGTGTGTCAGATGATTGTAAATGGTAGAATATCTCCGTGGGTGTTATTGAATTGCGAGACAGGCAAGGATCTAATTACTGTGATGCATGATGATCATATAAAAATGATATTTGAAGTAATTGATCCAGAATGGTGGAAGCGTACATTTAAAAAACGTGATGAGGATTTAGATTTTGTTAGAAATACTTTACGTGAAGCAGGCATAGAATGATAGGAATATTAAAATGGATATAGATATCGACTTTGCAGATAGACAGAAAATACTAGACAAGTTGCCGCACGTCAAAGCAACCATTAATGATCATAATGGCCTTAAGTCACACAACACAGGCGTATACTTTACAGATGCTCCTACCATCCCAGACACCAACCAATGCTCACTAGATTATCAAGTAGCAGACGAACTTGGTTACTTTAAATTAGACTTGCTCAACGTAAACATATATTCACAGGTAACATCGAGAAAACATTTGCAAGAACTTTTTGATAAAGAACCCCCATGGCATAAATTACAAAACAAAGATTTTGTTGATCAATTATTTCATTTGAATAACCATTTTGATGTTGTTTCAAAACTACAACCTACTAATTTAGAACAACTTGCATCTTGCTTGGCTATTATTCGTCCAGCCAAACGATATCTGTTAAACATGGGTTGGGAGGAAATACTAAAGCAAGTATGGGTGAAACCAACTGATGATCAATATTTTTTTAAGAAGGCACATTCATTTTCATATGCAGGCGCAGTTGCAGTGCATATGAACTTAATCGACTCGACGAATTAATTGAACAGTTTTTCGACGTATTCGTTTAGAAGAAGTAAGATCACTAAGTTGTACAATTGGTCCAAATACTATTGTGACTTCTTTGACAGCAAATGAAACTAGATAAGGCCTAAACACTCTGAAACTGTCGCCGATGAATATATTAATAGGTAGTTTCCTGTTTGATTCCCACCACCAAGTCTTACCGTTTTCTAAGAACAATGTTCGTAACTGATGCGGTATTGCATCATAATTGTATATGCTAATAACCCTTGGATCACAGTTTTGACAAATGCCTAAATATTCTTCTTTACCTACCTTAATAAGCGTTAAGAACGGGTGATTTGATTGAATATTTTCTAGATCAATGGTCATTTCGTTGTAGTTACCATTATATTTTTTCTATCGTTGGTATAATGGTTATATAAATATTAAAAATGCTATGCAGTATCAAACAGGATATAACCTTACAAATCTTATAGATGTGTTTGTTCACACCTCGGGTACTGAGAGAAGAGTCGAAAAAGTGTACGAGAGAACTATAAAATTATATAAAGAATTCGACAACAAGTTCACTGTGGTGGTAAAAAACCAAGACCAAAAGAAACAAGTTGTGGATGGTGCATCATGCGAACTGCAAATATCTGATGATAGCAATAATCTTGTTATTACAGTTGCAGGTGTTGTATCAGATGACGGTAGCACTGTTGCTACCAAAGGACAAATAGAGTTTACTATTACAGAATCTAATATGCTACAGTTAGATGGTCGATACTATCACGGCGTGTTGAGATTTACCGATACCGATTCAACAGTCAAACCACTGTATGCTGACACAAGATATGGTGCCGCTTTGAACTTTGAAGTCATGAATGATGCTGGTCCAGAGTTTACAGCGTCAGAACTTGTTACATCTTTTACATTTGTAGGTGACGAACATGTGTCATCAACAATAGATGCGGAGCCAAATAAAAATTCAAATTCAGCATTGCACACTGCTGTGTACTATCTCACAAACTTTACAGGTTCAATAAAAGTTATGGGCACAATGAGTGAAGGTGCGTCATATGGTACTGACTCACAACAATCTGAATTTTTCCAAATAGATAGACAGACATACGATGATGTTAGCACACCTCAGTATGTAAACTTTACTGGAGTTTTTAAACGAGTAGCATTTGTGATTACACTGTCTGATTCCTCAACTATATTAACCGGTGTTGATAAAATCTTGTATAGAGTTTAGTGGCTTGCGACATCTTACATTGGCTAGGGCCTGAGGTTGCTATACCTTACGATACATGCAATGAAGACTTCTTGTACTCTTGTCGTGTGCCCGTAGAACTCCTGCATCAATTACAAAAAAACAATAAAAAAATTTTAGCATTGATCGACTTTTGTTGTCGTCCTATACCCAAAGACATTGATTGGCATCAATATGATTTAGTAGTTGGTATTCTGTTTGAAGAACTGATAAGTCCATCTGATGTGCATTCTTTCATTGAATACATGAATACAAAACAATATCCGTTAGAACAGATAGGTTGCATCACTTACAAAAGTTTAACTCACAAAGACATACCAATTAGTTTTCAATTGCAGTTGCCATACGAAGACAGATATCGATACATGTTGGATTTTCAAGTTGATAATCGTCAAGCCAAATATGATTGGTTATGTCTAATAGGACAGCCTCACTTACACAGAATAAATGTTGTGCAAGACATTAGGCATCATGAAAATATTTTAAAATCATTTGCATCACATTTAGATGAAGATGATCCTGCACTACAAGGAGAGAAACCAATCAAGATAGATCAAGGAAGAAGTCATTGCACACATCCTAGCAACATTGAATTGTATAATCAATGCCGAGCAGAACTAGTAGTAGAGACTGCATATTGGGATTGTGATTATAGTCCATGGCTCACAGAAAAAACATGGAGAGCTGTGTTATACGGTATGCCGTTTGTGGTTGTTGGTCAAAAACACACTTTGAAATATCTACATTCTTTAGGCTTCAAAACATATTCTGATCTATGGAGTGAAGATTATGATAATCTAAATGATCAACAAAGATGGTCTGCCATTTTAGAATTAATCAACCAACCACTTGCAATTGATCCGGAAGTTGTAGAACAAATTTTGTTACACAACCTACAAAACTATGTTACAATAACTAACAACATGGAAGCACAAAGAATTCAAACTTTGTGGAACACAATAAAATGATGTATGCATCTGTATTTTTACTATTAATCATAAAACATTGTATCTGCGATTATGGTATTCAAGGAAGATTTGATCCTAAAGCAACAAAAGATACATGGCTGTCTTCTAGACTATGGTTACATGGGTTTGATCATGCAGTGGGGACCGCAATGGTTTTTGCTGTGTTCTGTGTGTGGTTATCTTTTGCTATTCCAAATTCTAATGCACTGATGTATCTGTCTATTGTTATTTTTGCTTTCAGTGACCTTGTGATACACAGCATGATTGATTGTGTAAAAAACAAAGTAATACACGGCAACGGATATAACAGCAGTCAAAGAATTTTTTGGTGGATTAACATGTTTGATCAAATTGCACACAATGTAACCTATTTTATTTTCCTATGGTGCTTTGACAAATACTTTTTTTAAGTTATAATAGTTTTATATGTTTCCTGAACTTAAACAGACAGTCGAATCACATCTGCCTGCTCGTAGGAAGAAAACACCGTCGGGTTGGATATCTTTCAATGCACCATGCTGTGTTAACCAAGGAGAAAGTGCCGACACTCGACAAAGAGGCGGAGTCATATATCCAGGCGACGGATCTATAAACTATCACTGTTTTAACTGTGGTTTTAAAGCCAACTATACCCCAGGTAGATATTTGAATACTAGATTCCGTAAACTGTTAGGTTGGCTGAATGTATCAAGCAGTATCATTGGAAAATTGAGTATGCAGGCAATTGCACTGTCACAAGAAGTAAATCCGGAACAAAAGAAACTAGATGATGAAATAAAATTTGACACAATTAGATTACCAACAGATGCTGAACCTATTCGTACTAATCCATACCTTATTGAACGTGGTATTATAGACGTGCCGCATACTCTGTATGAAGCACCCAGGTCTATGAAGGACAGAGTAATTGTGCCTATAAAATGGCAGGGCAAGTTGATCGGGTATGTGGCCAGAGCAATGACAGACATCTCACCCAAATACTTTGCACAAGTACAACCTGGCACACTGTTCAACCTAGACAATCAACACTGGTCTAGAAAATTTGTGATACTGGTAGAAGGTATATTTGATGCTATACAGATAGATGGTGTTGCTATACTAGGGTCTGAAATAGCACACAAACAAAAATTACAAATAGATGCATTAAACAGAAAAGTTATTGTTGTGCCCGATAGAGATCGTGCTGGCACTAAACTTATTGATCAAGTAAGTGAATGGGGATGGTCAGTGTCTATGCCTCCATGGGAACCTAATATAAAAGATGTAAATGATGCTGTGATTAAATACGGAAAGATACTGACCATTCAGGCAATACTCAAGTACACACATGACTCGAAAGCAAAAATAAAAGTAAATGAGAAACTATGGCTTTAACTGTAGAACATAGACAACGGTTGATCGAAGGACTAAAAGCGTTTGCAGAGTTTAGAAAACAGACTGGCATTAATGCGTTAGACAACTACGGATATAGAGAAGCATTACAAATACTAGAACTAAGAGCATTACTACCGTCAATAGATAAAGTGCCTGGCCGTACTGGCGCTGATGCTAAAGCAGAAGATCAAGGCTACACAAACATAGAATTAAAAAGTAATCACTTTGAAAAAAACAAACTTACAATTAGCAATTGGCCGTGTGCAATGTTCGACATGAGTAAAAAAGGTGGCAAAGAAAAATTATACAAGTTCGAAGGCTTTGGACATGGCCTGTTTAATTCAATTGAACTCACATTAGTTGCCAGTTACTTTATTAAGAAAGAACACATGTATAAAATGCACCCTCTGTTTGATAAAAAAATTGCACAGTATGAACTATTCAAAGAAAGCAAAGAAACATTACGCGAAGCAATTGAAATATCTTTACAAGAAGTAATAGAACATGTGGATCCAGATGATATTGTGTTTTTTAAAAATGGTCAAATAGTAACAATTAGAGAGGAAGGCGAAATATAGATGGAAATAAATCTAACTAACAAAACAGTTTTTAAAGACAGTGTACACATGTTTAGAGATGCAGTAGATCCTATAGTTGCACAAAAGATACTTTTACAATTGGGTATAGATTATTCTTTGAAGCACTTCGAGCCTAAACAAAAATTAGACAGTGATATTTTTACATATAACTTTGAACAACTCATGACACTGAATAACGATATAAAAACGTATGTGTACAGTGATGACTTTCATAAGTTGGTGTCTGAGCAAACAGGCATTGAGGTGTCAAAGACTCTGAGTTGTTGGGCAAGTGCTTACAGTAAAGGACACTATCTTACTCCACACACTGATGCAATAAAAGATAGAAAAGTAGCCTACATATTCTATTTCAATGCAGAATGGCGACCACACTGGGGTGGTAACATTGCATTCGAGAAAGATGATCACTGGATTATGATTCCTCCCATGCACGGAAGCATGATGCTGTTTGATGTGAGAGATAGTAAAAACAGACACATGGTTACTCCTGTGTGGTCAGATGAAACTAGATATGCAATTACAGGGTGGCTTGTTTGATCAAACCATTTAAAATGAGAGTAAAAACGCCGTTGAGATATCCTGGAGGGAAATCAAGAGCAATAAAGTTTTTAGATACACATTTGCCTAAAAATAGATTTGCCAGATACTGTGAACCTTTCCTAGGTGGTGGATCAATGGCATTACATATCACACAGAAACATCCTGATGTTGATGTTTGGGTTAATGATGCACACTGGCCTCTATATGCTTTTTGGCATCAATTAAAATGCAGAGGTGAAGAGTTGGCCGTGGAACTGGAAGAGATAAAATACCAAACCATGGCCTATCCCGACGCTCAACGAGAATTGTTTAAAAAAGCCAAACAGGGGTTAGAGTCTGATGATGAATATGAAGCAGGCAAAAACTTTTTTATAGTTAACAAGTGTGGCTTTAGTGGGTTGGCATCTACGTTTTCGCAACAAGCATATGATGGCAACTTCACACTAAACAATATAAGAAAGTTACGTGGAGTTATTCCTATTATAAAAGATTGGGTCATTACCAATTATGATTACAAAGATGTTTGTTTTGGTGTCTGGGGCAACCCTGATTACGGAGATCAATTCACATTCTTAGATCCCCCATATGACATCAAATCATTTCTGTATGGCAAAGATGGTAATTGGCATCGAGGATTTGATCATGCACAATTTCATGAACAGGTTAAAAAAATCGAAGGCGATTGGATGATCACATATAATTCTAATCCAAACATTTTAACCCTATGGGATGCATTTACATTATTAGAATGGGACCTAACATATACTATGAGATCTACAGGTACATACCGCGACGATCAAAAGAAAAGAAAAGAACTATTGATAACCAATTACAAAAGTGATATAATATAAAAGTGCAACAGTATACAACAGAATTACAGAAATTATTTTTAGAAATGTTTCTAGCAGATGCTGAGTCATTTGTCAGAGCACAAAACATATTTAGATATTCACACTATGATGCATCTTTGAGAGATGTGGCCAAGTTTGTGCATGATTATGCACAAGAGTACAAAACACTGCCTGATGTTGAAATTGTTAATGCAAAAACTGGTGGACAACTGCAATCGGCTGCCGACATTGATCCAAAACACTTTGATTGGTTTCTTGACGAGTATGAAAGTTTTGCTAGACACAAGGAATTAGAATCTGCCATACTTGCATCTGCAGACTTGCTGGAGAAGGGCGACTATGGCCCAGTAGAGAAGTTAATCAAGGATGCAGTGCAAATTGGTCTAACCAAGGACCTGGGTATTGATTACTTCGCTGATCCTAAAGCAAGATTGCAGGCTCTCAAAGACAACAATGGTGTAATGCCAACTGGCTGGAAAAACTTTGATAAGAAGTTGTTCGGAGGATTCAACAGAGGCGAACTTAACATTTTTGCAGGAGGATCAGGTGCAGGTAAGAGTTTGTTCTTGCAGAATCTTGCAGTGAACTATGCTGAACAGGGCATGAACTGTGTTTACATAACACTAGAGTTAAGTGAGAATTTGACTGCGATGAGAATGGATGCTATGATGACTGATACTCCGGCCCGAGACATATTCAAAGACCTAGACACAGTTGACCTAAAAATAAAGATGAAAGCAAAGACCTTGGGCAAAGTTAGAATCAAATATATTCCAAGTGGCGCAACTGCTGTTGATGTTAGATCATACATTAAAGAGTTTGAAATACAACATGGCATAAAGTGTGATGTGGTGCTGGTTGATTATCTAGACTTACTGATGCCGATGAATAAAAAAGTATCGCCAAGTGATCTATTTGTGAAAGACAAGTATGTGTCTGAAGAATTGAGAAACTTAGCAGTTGACTTGAATGCAATATTGATCACAGCATCACAGTTGAACAGAGCCAGTGTTGAAGAAATAGAATTTGATCATTCGCACATCTCAGGCGGACTATCTAAGATACAAACAGCAGACATTGTGATTGGTATCTTTACATCTCGAGCAATGAGAGAGCGTGGCAAGTATCAGATACAGTTCATGAAAACAAGATCCAGTTCTGGTGTTGGTCACAAAGTAGACCTAGAGTTTAATGTGGACACACTGAGAATACTCGATGTGGCCGAGGAAGAAGAGCATCAATCATTTAAGAAACAATCGTCTTCTATATACAGCAATCTAAAAAGAACATCCACAGTAACAGAAGAACCAAAAGAAGAACACAAAGCCAGTGGTGACGACATAGGCAAAGTAAAAGCCAACGTTGAATCAAGCAAGATAAAAGAGCTTATCCGTAATCTAAATAAAAAATAGTTTAATAATCGTATTTGAACAGTGCAATATCAGATGCAAAATGTTTTGCCACAATATCTATAGTTTCTTGATCATAATAGGTTTTATAATCTCTGTGTGAACTTGCATTTAGGTTGGGCAATGGTGTCGAACACCCTGTCATTTTTTGTATAGAAACAAAGTCATAATCTAAACTTTCATAACGCAGTATCTGATCAACTCCTTCTGCCCAGTGTTGCTGTTGCCTACTCCAACTGCTCCATCCCCATTGATCAAAGTTTTGCACAAAAAATTTAAATCCTTTTGACAGATGTTCTAATACCATTTCGCAGTGATCAATTTGATAGTCTGTATCTCTGTGTCTTGGATGTTCGCCTGCGTGATCTGTTACTTCCTGTATATTTCTTGTGAGTTTTGATATGTGGTGGTGATAGTAACTTACCATTCTGTCCCATGGGTTTCGAATCACGCAGAAGGTATGCCCTACATCTTTGTAAACGTTTTGCATTTTTCTACAGGTGGTGTGTCTACGTAGGAATTCAAATCCATCTGCATGTTCCATCAGCCAAGAAGCAACGGACATGCTGGCTGTCTTTGGAATGTCTATAAAAGTTATTACTGTTGGTTTTCTAACTACAACTGCCATGTGAAAGTATTTAAGTTAGGATTAAAAATGATCAATCAGATCAATG